ACAATATCAAAATTATCACTTAAAGATCAAATCGAAGCTTCTAAAGTTCTTGAAAATGATCTTTCAAGTGGAAGTGTTACATTAATTAAAAGTTGTTTAAAGAGTTGGGTAACAGAAGATGGTGTAGCAGTAGAAATAACTGATGATAACATTTTAAGATTACGTGGTGATGTTGTAATGCAACTTGCAACTGCAATAACTTCATACAACAACTTGGGAAAAGAAAAAGAAAAAAACTAAGACGGGCGGTAATGGTAGCGTATAAAAACGCAAGTTTAAAAGAAACGCCGCCCGAATACATAATGTATAGAATATCTGAAAAATTTGGATGGACTATAAATGATATATTAGAACAACCTTCAGAAACATTACAAGCATATATAGTCTTAATAGGAGAAGATAATCTGCAACAAAAGAGAAAAAATGATAGTTCAGCAAGAAATTCAAATTCTTCAAATTTCAGAAAAAGGTAATTAAATAAATGGCTAATGAGATTTTTGTAACAATTGGTGCTAATTTTAAAAGCAACATGAATGCACAGCTTGGTGGTATCCAGAAGCAAGGTAAAGCGGCACAAAATTCTATGAATGGATTGGGTCGTGCGGCATTTTTCGCTGGATTTGGGCTGAAACAAATGGGTCGAGAAATGCTTACCGCAGGTATGGCTTTAGGTGGTTTAGCTGTTATGGCGGCAAAAGCGTTTGCAGATTTTGAAGATGCTGTTATGACTACTGGTGCTACTGCACAACTTACGTCTGAACAGTACAAAGAAATGGGTACAGTTATCCTTGATTTGGCACGAAGTACAGTATTCACAGCTAGTGAAATTGGTAAAGCAACTGTAGTTTTGGCACAGGCAGGATTGGCTTTTGATGAAATTAAGTTTGCTATTAAAGGTGTAACGCAATTGGCTACTGCATTTGCAACTGACTTAGAATCTACGTCTAAATCTGTTGTCCAGACAATAAGACAATTCGGATTAGAGTTTAATGAAACAGAACGAGTAGTTAATTTATTTGCGGCTGCGGCAACTTCAAGTAGATTGACCGTTAAGACTTTAGGGCAAGCTATGTCGAATGTCGGTCCAGTTGCAAAGGTATTAGGAGTAAGTTTAGAAACTGTAACGTCTCTTTTAGGACACATGGCTAATGTAGGCATAGACGGTACTAAAAGCGGTAGACAGTTAAGAATAATGATGTTGCGTTTAGCAACTGCCATGCCACATACTTCTTCTAAGAAAATAAATGACGCTTTAGAGGATTTAGGGCTTACATTTAATGACATAAATCCAGCTACCAATGATTTTGTAGATATATTGCTTAAACTAAAAAATGCTAATATAGGTGCGTCAGAAGCCAGTGTATTATTCAGGCAAAGAGCGGCGGCAACTGGGTTAAGTCTTGTTGAGAACGCCGAAAAGATAGCAGAACTTAGGGATAGAATAACTGGCACGCAAAGAGCCTACGAAGTATTTGGATTGAGAATGGTAACGCTTGCCGCTAAAGCAGAGATATTCAAAGATTCAATTATAGCTTTAGGTGTTTCTATGGGTAAACTTTTAGAAGGTGGCATAAAAGTTATCATAGATAAAGGCACAGATTTTGTTAATAGGTTGAGTGAAAATGAAGAGCAGATAAAAAACATAACAAAATCAATTATACAATGGACAGTTGCATTGGTTGGTGGCGGTGGACTTTTGATTGCTTTAGGTGGACTTATAGGATTCATGGCGATTTTGGCTGTTTTCAAAGCACCAATAGTATTAACCCTTTCAATTATTGCTGGTGTTTTTGGTGTAGCAACTTTGGCTGGAAACAAATTATCTAATAGTTTGCTTGGATTAGAAAACGCTTTTGAAGAAAGCCAAACTAAAATAAAACAGAACTTAATGGCGGCTGATAAACTCATAAACGAATATGAGATATTGCGAGGAAAAGCCGATGAAAACAAAAATGCACAAAAAAGATTAAAGGAGATAGCTGATGAACTTAAAAAAACATATCCAGAACTAGTTGAGCAAATAGATAAGTTTGCTGAAGGATTAAAAAAAGGGTCGGAGTTTCAGAAAGATGTTTTTAATGAAGCGCAAATAAAATCTATTGAGGATTATACAAAAGAAATAGGTAGGCTTGAAGATGAAATTTCAAGGCAAAAAGAGAATAATGTTTATTGGTATGCTTTTCAGAAAATATTAGATTCTTTATCTATTAAATCAGAAAAAGTAAAAAATAAAATAAAAGATACTACATTTTCTGTATTAAAATCTGCAATATCATCGCTTCATACTTTAATGTTACCTGGGGGTAAATTGTTCTCATCTATTCCACAATCAGCAAAAGATGCCATACGTGAATTGGCTAAAATATTTGCTAAAGAAAATATAGATGAATCAGTTAAACCTTTAAATACAGAATTGGACCAAACAAAAGAAAAATTTAATGCACTTAAACAAGCTGGTTCCCTTAAAGAATTTTTCGAAGAAGCTGAAAAAGCACCTATGAGTTTAAAAGAGATTGAAGCTCTTACTGACGCAATAGATGATAACTTGAAAGGCTGGGAAATTCCAGTATCTGCTACAACTAAAAGACTTGATGACCTGAAAAAGAAATTTGACGATGCTGTAGCCTCAAATCTGTATTCTCAAAAATTATTAGACGACCAACTAAAAAATAGCAAAGCTGGTTTGATTTCTCTTACCACAGACCAAATATTAGCTACTGAAGCGGCTTCGGCAAAAAACAAAGAGTCTTTAGAGCAAATTACAGAAGCGTATCAAAAAATGGTAGCCGACACGCATGGACTTAACCGAGAGTTCAAAATGAACTTTATGAGCCTTACAGGAGATATGGTAGATTTCTGGACAGACGCTATTGACGGCATGATAACTAAGACTAAAACTTGGCAAGACGTTTGGCAGGATATACTTACACAAGCACGAAGGTTTTTCATTCAGTCGTTTCTTCAGATTATATTCCGTAAATGGCAAGAAACTATGGGAGCCATGCAAACTGGTGGTGGCGGTGGAAGTTGGGTAGATATACTATTGAAAAGCATAGGAATGTTCGCCGGAATTAAGGGTGGTGGCACACCTGCAACAACTTCAAATGCCGCAAGTGCTTCTTATTTTTCAAATCTTCAGCGTTCAGATGTTGGTTTTGCAAGTGGTGGTATAGCCACAACTCCAACAGCAGGCATATTCGGAGAAGCAGGACCAGAAGCACTCATACCATTGGACAGATTAAACGAGTTTACAGGTGCGAAAACTCAAGAGATAACAGTAGTAAACGTAATAGACCCGTCTTTTGTGCCGGCTTCAATAGCCAAAGACCCAAGAGTAATTATAAATGTAATCAATCAGGATTTATTAGAAGCAGGGTCAACTCGAAAAACTATACGGAGAACAAGATAATATGGCTACGTTTCCAAGCATAATACCACAGTATCCGTTTGTTGAAGTTACGCAGTATGGGAACTTAGTAAACGATATTTGGGGTAAAGAAAAAAGACGTAACCTTTGGGGCCCGAAGAAAGGGTTTCATCTTAAATTTGACCATATAAGTTTATCAGACGCAAGAAGTATAGTTGAGTTTTTTGACGCAAGGCGTGGTAACTATGAATCGTTTACTTGGACAAATCCTTTGGATAGTGTTTCTTATACAGTAAGGTTTGCAGAACCTACAATACAGAGGAAAGAAGTTGGGGTGAACGCTTTTAACATAGAGTTTGATTTAGTAGAGGAGCTATGATGGAAGTTTTATTTCATGGGTATCAACACTTGCCGATATACATTTATACGGTACTAATTTTAACAGAAATAATGAGGCGGAATGGAAGATAAGAATAAAAGTAAGTGTCACGTAGAGGTATTTGCGAGAGTGACAGGTTTTTTTAGACCTGTGCAGGATTGGCATAAAGGAAAAGTCGCAGAATTTAAAGACCGGAAAAAATACAAACTAACAGAGGAAAAGGAAAATGAGTGATTTTTCAGAGTCCCCGAACTATATTTATACGGAGATAATCGGATACAACACAAACATAGTACCGTTTTCATCTGGCAAAGAAGCACGATATTCTAAAGGTTCGGCTATCCACGAATTTCAGTTAGTTTATAGCATGGCAGACGATACGCAAAGAGATACTATTGTAGACTTTTTCAACGCCAAAACAGGAATTTTAACAACATTTACTTGGGATAACCCAACTGACAATACAACTTATACAGTCCGATTTAAAGAAGATTCTTTATCGGTAGAAACTTATGATTATGGAATCCACAGAATAACTTTTTCATTTATAGAGGAAATTTAGCATGGCAAGAGATTTATCATCAAATTTAGTTACAGCAACAGAAGCGTCAGAATCCAGACCGATTGAACTATACATAATTCATCTTGATAGTGCCACACTCTATTTTGCGGCTAATGATACCAATGTAGACTTTTATGATTTAAATGGAGATGCACAAACATACACAGCAGTAGCTATTGCAAGGAACGATATAAGTAGCAACATAGACACACAGATAGACACCATGACGGTAAGGTTAAATAATGTAAACAGGGCCATGTCAAGCTACGTTGCAAGTAATGATTTAAGAGGCAGAAG